GTCTTTGTCGTCACGCTTCCTGTCACACATAGGACAATTAGCAGTGACCCTTTTAATCATGACCATTCTTTCTTTTACGAAGTCGTTAGGCATATACACTCCCGTTAAATTAAAAGATAACAATTAAATACAAGGGACAAGTGAGCAGCGCGGTTTTCCTAAGACCCCGCTTGCTGCCACCCATCCTACCTTATCTAAGTTTAGGTGCAAATCTCTCTTGCTCCTGATTTTTAACAATAAAAGTTTTATACGCTTCATATTACCTCCGTTTTACTTCCTTTACCTTCTTAATATAAGCAAAAGAATCTGCGTGAAGTTTGTCTGGACGATCATCAACAAGTCTCGCATGAGTCATTGCCCATGTCTCCTTTGCTTTAGAACGAGATACAGCATTGAATCGTACTGTGATTATCTTTCCAATCCAATCATCTTTTACTCTGTCCTCATCAGATAGTCCCATTCCTACATCAGTGAGCAATTGACCACAGGATGATTTACACATCAAGGAGCCTATCATTCCTGAATACTTTCTTTCTCCAGGAACTATATCATAGACTTCAAGCTCACATTCCTTTTCGGATTTGACCTTGATCTGATTAGAAGAAGTACCATCTTTCCATCTTCCTTTGAAGTTTTTAAGGACAGTTCCCTCAAGTCCTCTCTTTCTGACATCAGCATAATGTTCCCATACCTCTTCCCAATTCTTGACTATCTTGCATTCAATAACAGGCAAGAGGAGTCCATAAAGATCATCCAATCTTTCTTCATAATCCAAATCATCTCCATCAAATGCAGAATCCCAGAATGAAAACCTGATCCTATCAGCTTCAGCCTGAGACAGATTACCATACAAGGCTTTGTTGATGATAGCATTTCCATCTTTCCTGTCTTCAAAACCAATACCATCTTCTTTGAGGAGAAGAGCTTCGCCACTTAACTTAACGTTATAATCAGCAGGGAAATCCATAAAATCTGTATCCACTAATGAGAAATCAGCCACTTTACCATTTCTTGTTTGAAATGAAATAGATTGCTTGTCATCACTTGGAACAAAGACATCAAAGTATTCACCATCAGCCTTCAACTGACTGTAGCAGGGGAATACAATATAATCCGATTTATTAAGTCCACTGCAACGCATGTACTTAAAGTAAGGAACAAATCCAGGCAATAGATTATTGAGAGTTTTGACAGTAAGACCACATCCCATCTTTCTTTCAAGGAGTCTTTTCACGACTTCGAATTTTTCTTCAGACACAGAGGCCATCTCTCCTAATGCGTCCCTGTCAGTACTATTTGCCCCACTCTTGCCATTAAGGAAATCAAGATAGACAAAGATATCTCCATGAGGATCAGAATCATCTGTCCATTTAACTTTTTTGCATTTGAACGTCCTGCTTGTATTGAGGGTATATTCTACCATCTTAGCAAACAATTTGTTTTCATTAAGGTACTTGATGATGAGAGGATGCTTTGCATTTCCTTTGGCTCTTTCGATCTCATAGATTATGTTCAATACTTCTTTCCATTCATCCATAGTATCCTCTTAGGTTACTGTTTATAATATTCCGGTTCGAGTTCGTAATAATCATACAGATTTTGAAGCGCATTTATCATTTTACCTGATTTAGGAAATTTAGGAAATGGTGTACGTACAGGATTCTTTTTATACAGAGTATATAAAGAATTATAACTTCTCTTCATCAGCTTCTTTGGTGGAGGAGCCTCTGAAGGATGAATTAATAATTCTTCAGAGAGCGGAGGATTTTCCAAATAGTCAGCAAGGTTTCTGAGGAAGTCAGGTAATGTGATATCGAATTTATGTAGACCATATCGCACATAAGCGCTTGATAATTTGCCTTCAATTACATTTGCCGACCTTTGTATTACACCACGAACCATACCACATCTATTTTCCCCAACAGGAGTGGACTTCTTTCTGTGTTTATGATCAACAACCATATCCTCAATAGGAATTTCCTGATTAATAATAGGACAAATTCCCCTTTGTTGTTCATGAAAGAATTCTCTTATTTCTTTTAATTCTGAATGTTTTAATTGGTGCATTGATTTATCTCTGGCTGGTTATGAACCACTTCAAGGACAAAACCAAGTGTCTGTTTAATGCCATTCAATACCTTATCAAGGGAATCAGGATGACATCTGAGATATCCTAGATGGATGTCAGCTCCTTCTTTAGGAGTACCAGATTCGTTCAGGAATTTAGGATCAGAAAATATAACTGTATTCTTTGGTATCATAATTCACCCCGTAGAAATAAATCCCATTTAACCTTCTCAGTGCCTTTCATGAACATTTCGAACCGAAGTTCTTGACATATGTCCCAGAAAGCGAGAAAGTTCAGTACTCCTTGTTCTTTCAATTCAATATCTTTTGTTCCATCCATAGGTAATTTAACAAGAGGGAGGTTTCTTCTGTATACTTCCTGTCCATGTTCGCTTTTTATTGCTTTGAAAGCTTTCCAGTGAGAGGGCAATTCTCCTTTTATGTATTTGATAGCAGTGCCAGGCCCAACTCCTTTTGAACTCCATCCACCCTTACCATCGGGAATAGGTATTCCAGGCACTTCATCGGTTTTACATCCTCCATAGGCTTTTACCTCTGCCCACTCATAAGGATGTATTCCATATTCACCTTCGAACCACTCAGCAGTGAGCAGCTTCTTCTTTCCAGTTGACCACATATCACAGAGATCAAGCATTTGTAACAGATCTTCATCACCAGTTACAATGACACAATCTTTGTATCCTTCAACAATATTAGCAAGAAGATCATCAGCTTCCTTTCCTTCTTGTTCAAAGGAATTGACGTATCCCATTCTAGGTAAGATATCCAATTTGAGTTTTTTGATTTGCTCATAAGTGGCTTGAAAGATAGCTGCAAGTTCAGGATCTTCCTTCCTGCTTTTGCCACGCTTGACTTTATACTCAGGGAATAGTTTTTTGCGATCAGAAGATTTAGAATCCCATAGAAACACAAAATCACTTGTGTTGAACCGTTCAGAAAGGGATCTTAATTGGCGAAGGAATCCAAACAATACACCTACCTGAATCTCTTCATGTTCAAGACCTCGGAGGGTGTGAGCTGAAGAATAACATAAAGCGGAGCAATCAATTAATAATGTTTTCATTTGTCAACCAAATTTATGGAATGTAGAGAATTTCAATATGCATCCAAGTTCTTTGAGGATGTTCCCCAACTTCTTTTGCAGTTCAAGGTGATCCTGAGTGTGTCCTACTATTCCAAACACCATTACATCATCTACAAAATTGGGTGAGTAATTAAAATACACACTATGATTTTGCACATAATACACTATGGATGTAATCAATTTATCCACATCAACATAGGGGTTTAATTTTTCTTTATGTACTATGTAATGATATACAAAGTCTGTTGGTTTTTTCATGATCACCCTGCACTTGGTTTATTAAAACTATATTTAGCATGATTTAAAATGGAACATCATCATCATCAGGATTTGATTCAATTCCCATGATATCGCAGATCTCGTTTTCAAGGATTTCCGATACCTCTCTGATTTCGTCTGAAATCTCTTCAGGTTTGATCATTTTCTTCAAAGATAGGCGGATTTTCAAAGGTTCAAAATCCTTCTCCTGAATTGTCTTTGATACATCTACAGTAAGTTCTTCAAATCCATCTACTAATTCACGCTTCGCCATTGTTTTCTCCAACATTTGTAAGAGTTTATTATCTCTTTTGATATTCTGTGAAATAGGGAGAAGGAAAGCACAAAGAGTATAATGCACAGGAAGCCATCATCCACCTTCTCCCTAAATTTCTACTCTTTACTCTTTACTGTAGGCTACTGACAGTGTTCGAAAATCCTTTCCTCTCTTTGCCAAGGACAGGGTAAGTTTTCGAGCACGACCAGCTGCTGCCTTATTGTTCATAGCATTTCTCAGCTCATCTTTAAGATTACCCAGTCCATCAATCAATGCTTCGATGTTGTCTTCCAGATCTTTCTTTACTCTTGCCATTGTTAGAACCTCTTTCATATATTGATAAGCAGGAGAGGAGGAATCGCATCCTTCCCAGTTTATACATTGCTCCGCAGCCAATCTGTGGGCAACAGCTTCTGTAAAATCTTTATAAATGCCAAGATACTTTGGCACTTTATTTATTTTAATTTCTGATTGCCATTTCTTTGCACTTTTATTAAACCATATTCCCTTTACTCCAGAAGTATTATGACTAAAATTACCAGTATTCTTTGCATTACAAGAGTGGGAAGTTTCCCTAAGATTATCCCACCAATTATGGTAAGGATTTCTATCTTCATGATCTATAAGATTTTCAGGTAAATATCCTTTCTTATATAACCAAGCAAGTCTATGAGCAAGGAATCTCTTTTTATTAATTGAAATTCGTACATATCCATCCTTATCTGGATATCCAGCAATTTCACCTTTTGTTTGATTGTTACCTCTATTTACTTTCCAAGTAAATACACCAGTTTTCTCATCATAATGAAGAATCTTTTTTAGTTCTTTTTGAGTAATCAAAATCGAACTTTCTTTTTCTTCTTAATTTTAAATAAAGATTCAGATTCTTCCCATAAATCAATTACCTTTTCTCTCAATTCAGATTCAAGATTATTATCTTCGATATATTTAATCGCAGCATTCATTGCCACATAAGTCTTACCATCAATACAATCATAAGAAGACTCTTTCGTCATATCTTTTACATATTGAAGATTTGCACGGATATCATCAATACCAGAACCAAACATTAAATAAATAAGCGCAGAACGGTAGGGATCATCAACAGATGATTTCTTAATCCAACACTCACTTTCAATGCCAGTTACCTTTATTACCTCCTTTCCTGCTTTGTTCTTTTTCTTTGGTTTAATCTGTGCTTTTTGTTTGATTATGATACGAAGAGAAGCATAGAACTTAATAGCTACTCCACCAGGAGAATCTGAACCATATTCTCCTACTGTCAATTGATTAGTAAAGACAACTAATCTATTGTCTTTACTTATCCTCCTTGCAGTTGTTCTGCAAAGGGCATGAAGATCTTTAGCCTTCTTCTGTCCACGTAAATCACCTTTTCCCATCTCCATGGAAGTAGATAAGGCAGCTATGCTATCAGCTATCAAGGCATTCACAACTTCTGTACTCTGAGGATTCCAGTTCTTGATAATACTTTCAAGTCCTTCTTCAGTCACCTTACCTCTATCATTCTTCACATCCATAACAATGTTGGGACGAGAATAATCATCAGCAGATATTTCTACCCCATAAGACTTAGCATATTCCTTATCAAGCCTTGCTTCAGGATCAGCAACAGTAGTTTCTCCACCTTTATACTGGACAGAAGCACAAATTTCCATAGCAAGTGCAGTTTTGCCAGCACCAGGTCCGCCATAGATTTCTACCATTATTCCTCCAGGGATTCCTCCTCCCCTGACCCTGCCACCTGAAATGGCAAGGTCGAGAAGTGTAGACCCTGTGGACACGAACATATCAGAATCGGAAGGAGTATAAAAGAATCCATCCTGATCGGCATCTTCATTAGCATGCTCTTCAAGCTCCTCTGCAAGTTGCTTTGTTCGAGAACGTAGTCTACTCATACTCATCTCCTTCTTGTTACTCTACGACGACCTGAACGTTTTCTGTCAGATGATTTCTCTTTATCTTCTGCCTCTTTGTCTTCATCCTTTCCAAGATCCATGGGAACATCATCTCCTGTACCTGAGTCACCTGTTTTGTCTATGGTTCTTCTGGTACGTCTTCGAGAAGATTTAGACTTTTCCTCCTTTTCTTCGTTCTTCTCATCTTTTTCATCCTTCTTCCCACGTCCCTTGCTTCTTCGAGACATACGAGAGGATGTTTTACTGGATTTATCCTTCTTATCAGAATCTTCAGGTTGTTCATCTTCTTCATTGGAACGAAAAGAACCAAGGACAATATCAGCCTGTTCTTGGAGAACCTCATCTGAGGGAATATCAATGAGATCTTCCAATATGTAGGCTTCATCCAGAATATCATCTGAAATCGGTTCATCACGTTCCTCCATCACAAACCCTATATAACGAGTTCCGACACCACTTCCTGTTCGTTCGAAACTGATAGTCCTACCATCGTCAGGATCAGCGAAAGAGATTTTACTACTGACTCCACCCTTTTGTCTCTTTTTGGCTGCTGCTTGAAAGTTATCCTCGGCAAGATAACCAGAGGCTTCCCAGACTTGAACTCCCTTATCCTCTTCTTTGTTGTTGTCATAACAAACAATGTTGTAGATCACTCGTTCACGGGGACGGAGAAGATCCGCCATCGCTTCGTTATCCTCAGCCTGAGCCATTGATCTTAAATCACAGAGAGCACAGTTTGCTTTACTGTCAAAGGTTTTTGGGCAAATATAGTTTCCTTCATCAGGTCCAATTCTCTGATGAACAAGGACTTCCAGTTTGTATTGAAAGATATCATCATCATCAAGATATGGAATGATGTCGATAACATGGTCACCCTCTTTGCATGTCCATTTTTCAAATTTAGCTGTAGAAAGAAAGATAGGCTTCCATTTTCCTCCTCTACTTCCTGTAGCTTGCTCTGTTCTTTTCTGCAAGCCCTCTTTATATCCTTTTTTACTTCTGAATCTCGATGTTCTAGCCATCTGTATTTCCTCTTTTACTTTTTAACCGACTTTGTAATCTTGAACTTGAGTTCAACGCGGTAGATTCATTTTCAGTTTCGTATTTCTTCCTAGCCTCATCAGGAATGCGGGCTTCTCCCCAGTATCCGGAAAGGTATAATTTAGCAAGAACCTCAAGAGCAGTTTTTTTATGCTCCATAGCTATTTTAGCTCCTGCCACTACATTCATATCCCTTACAGCCTCAAGGTATACACTGTTGGCAACCTCATAACGTTCATCTTGTATAATGAGAGAAGCTATGGCAGGTTCAGTAGGCTTTCCTGTAAAACCATAAGATTCTGGATCTAATCGAATATCACCATCAATTTGAGCTTTTACTAAAGTCAATCTTTCCTTCTTTTTATCTCGTTCAAACATGGCGTTAGCATAGTCTTCTGAGTACTTATGAAAGAGATCGGCTTGTCTTAACCATTCATAATCAAGACTATGCCTGTCGATGCTGACATCTTCTTTAAAGCTCACTTATCACCTCCTATCTGTTTGTGCGTTTGACTGAATCACAAGGCCCGCCTGTATTTTGTTTAGGCTCAAGTGCTTTACGCTTCACAAGTTCAAGCTGTGGTTCATCAAATGATTCCTGACTCAGCATAGCTCCATCCTTAAGCTTTCGAGACTTCACCCCATACGTGCTGCAATTGTTTAACCATTGTGTTCGGCAATTGACAATACCAACAAATCCTGTGATTTTGTCTTTTACCTCATCTCCACAATCGTATTTGAAATTAGGCTGTTTTGGCATTTTTCCCTCCTAGAATAGGATTAATGTGTAGGCATTATAAATGCCCTAATAGGATTCATCCCTGCCCGCTTATCGAAAAGGAGTTCAAGTCAATTAAAGCAGACAAAGCAACAACACAGACAGATTGCAGTCCATCTGAATTAGTACTTCGCATCCTGCAAGATCAACAGGGATGAAAAATTTACTTATAAGAAATATCATATCAGCACTTTCATTAAAAATCAATGATTAAATGCCCTCTGAGTGCATTTAAAGCAATGATGCTGCATAACAGGAATTGGTTAATCCTGCTTTTCCACTGTCATAGTAATTTTTCTCAAAGAGTTCCATCATTTCAGCTACTCTTTGCTCTCCTTTGTCGAGAAGTACCTTATTGAACCACTTTAATATCACTAATCTTGCTGATTCAGGTTCCATATCCAATGTTTTCAAAATCTCAGCAATCACCTTCCACTTACTTCCATTCAATAGGGCTTTGCACAGTTCCGCTATATCTGATTCAGAACCAAGAGAAGATTCTACAGCTTCAAGAGCTGTTTCATCATCTTCAATATCAATAACTTGATCAAGGATCTTCACAGCTTCCCTGCAAGATCCTTGAGAAGCTTTAGCGATAGCAGTCAGGATCTTTTTCGGATAGTCTTCAATTCCTTCTGCCTCTGTGATAGTGCGTAGATAGTCAGTAATGACCTTATAGGATAGAGTTTTAAGTTTGATCGTTGTACAGCGTGTTTTGACTGCCTTCTTCAGCTTCTCAGGGTTCGTAGTAGCAAGAAAAAAGAATGTATTAGGTGGAGCATCTTCAAGCATCAAGAGCATAGCATCTTGTGCTGGCTTAGTCAGTTGGTGACATTCCTCCAGGAAGAAGATCTTTAAGTCTCCATCCATAGGAGCAAGTCTAGAGAGCTTTTGCATTTCTCTTATGGTATCTATTCCTCTTGTATTGCTTGTATTGAATAAGTGGAAGTCAGCATCAGAACAGGCAAGTTCTTCCTTCACTATTCTCACTATCGTAGTCTTGCCTGTTCCTGACTCTCCTGTAAATAATAGAGAACGTGGAATCTTTTCATAGTCTCTATCAAGTACAGAACAAAGCATTTCAATAGATGTTTCGTTTCCTGCCATTTGATCAAATTCTTGTGGTCTATGTTTTAGGTGTAGTGCCTGACTCATCTTGTCTCTCCTTATGGAAGTTTTATGTTCCTTTGGTATTCCTTGATTTCCTTTCTCAATCTTCTAACTTCTTTATTGTGCCATTTTAAGTGTTCCTGATTCTGTTTATGTTGTACTCCTGTACCCTTCTTACATTTGCCACAGGCATCAACTGTTTCCCATTCATATCCTGAATCCTCACAATTAGTACAGATCATATCTCAATCTCCGTTAAGTTAGCAAAATTGCCATCTGGTTCAGATGTTTCGATTTCAATCCCTAAAGGTACATTGATAAAAGGAAACTTTTTGACTACATCAACAGTACAAATCTTTTTCATCATAGGCCATAGATCCTGTTCTTCAGCAGGATGGACATAACCTATCATAGAATCATGTACCTCTCCTATTAGATAGGATTCCCATTTCTCCTTCTTCAGTCTCTCATTAACCCTTGCTAGGCACCACATCAGTAGATGAAAAGCAGTACCCTGAATTAGGTAGTTTGTTGTCTGTTTCCTATCCATGTATCCATCAAATCTAAATCCTAAAAGAGACTCAGTATAACCATGTTCATTATAGAAATCATTGATATCTTTTTTCCACTGAGTATAGATAGGGAATCTTTCATTCCACATCTTATTCTCAACTTCTTTGCAGTGAGCAAGGAAGCTGCCAGGAGTAGGCTGCCCCTTGTGCATTGTTCCTAGCTCAGTGATGCCTTGATCAAATATCCAATCTTTAAGAAGAGTACCATCAGGTAATACTAATTTCTCTTCAAATAGACAAATCTTCCATAGGTTCTCTCCACAGCTACCGAAGTAATCACCATAGAACTGAGCAAATGTCCAAAGGTTCTTACCAAAGAATCGCAGTATACCAGCAAGTTCTTTCTGTTCTTTAGTGTATTCGGGATTGAGAAGCACATTTGTAGGAAGCATCCATAAATCACAAGTGACATCTCTATGCATATCAGTGCCTGGAGTGAAAAGATACTCCATAAACCCAGGATCTTTGTGATACATTGCAGAGGTGGAAACTTCTATACCTGAGAAGTCAAGTTCAAAGACCTTCCATTGCCTAGGTGTAATAAATCCTGATCGAATTAATTTCTTAGATTTTTTGTTTCTTTTAGGAGTATTTTGAATGTTGGGATTACAACAACTGGATCTGAAACTGGTAACAGTGTGTAGTGGAAATTCAGGATGAACAACACCATCACATTCTCCCCTGAGATACTGACTAATGTAAGTGTCTTTGAGTTTTTTGAGTTTTCGAACCTTGACTATTTCTTTACACATCCAATAATCAATTTTTCCTAATGCCTCTTCATCTACAGACTCATTCCCTTTGCCTGTAAACTTTACTGCTTCCACATCATTCATCTCAAACAGGATTCTTTTAAGACAGTTCGGACTTGAATAATTAAATGGCTCTTTGTATATTATCGGATATCTTTCTGCGTCATCTGATTTATTAATCTCTTCTTCAATTTCTTCAATTTCTTCTGCAAGATCCCTCGCTACTTGTTCGAAATAAGGAACATCAATCAGGATTCCATTGTTTTGAATATCTAAAAGAGGTACAAGGCTGTCGATGAAGAATGCATTAGCGCTTTCTTGTCCTTTTGTGAACTCCTCACACTGTTCTAAATAAGTTTTAATAGTGAGCTTCGCATCGGCCCCAACGTACAGTAGTTGTTCATCTAAGGGCATTTCTGTCATTCTGTTAAAAAGAGTACCTGGAACCTGCTTTATGTAGCCCTCAGTAGCTTTATCATAATTAACAATTCCCCACCTCAGAAAGGCTTGATCCTTCAGACTATTATTTCCATTTCTATGATCAAGGATATGCGAAGCAACCATAGAACAAGGGAAGAATCCTTCTGGATCTGCACTTAATGCCCAGTATGCCCATCTCTTATCAAAGTTCACATTGTGCCCGATCTTTTCAAGCTTTTTTGATTCGAGATAGTAGCAAACAGAATCGATTACAAGATCTTCTTCTTCATGGGTAAACTTAGCTTCAGGATGTTGAATAGGAAAGGCGTAGGACATTTCTTCAGTTGCAATTGCCATTGAAGTAGTTTTGTGTCCTTCTATCCAAGGATACAATCCTGTTGATTCAAAGTCAAAAGATGATGGAGTTCCATCATCAATAAGTTTGTTGATTAAATCTTCTATTTCATCAGGTGTTCGAAGGAATGTTATCTTGTCAAATGGATTTACACAAGGAAGGTCTGGATCTTCCTTCATGAAATCTAAAACATTCTTTAAATTCCTTAAGTAATACTGTTGGAGATTGCGATCATTTTCATTTCTTATTAAATATTTAGGATCAAACATGGGCATTAGCCATGCATCATACTCATTCAACGGTATCATCCTATTTGTAAGGGAAGATACAGAAACTTTTTTAAGTCCCTTTTGAATTACCGCCTTTGATGCAATACTACCAAATGTCCATATAAATCTAGGCTGTAACTCTTCGATGGTTTCAATAAGATTCCTTCTGCAAAGTTTTAATTGCCTATCAGTAGGAGGTTTGTTCTTTTGTGGTTTACAGATAATTGCATTTGTTATCCAAAAATCTTCTTCAAGCCTCAGTCCTAATTTAGATAATCTTCTCTTCAGAAATCTTCCATCTGAACCAGAGAGGGGGACTCCTGCATCATCATCCGTCATGCTTGGAGATTCTCCAATGATAAGACAGTTTAGTTTCCCCTCCCCTATATAATCCATGTAAGGAGTTTTGCATTTCTCATGAGTTTTGCACTTAGCACAATCCTCACATAGCCCTTTGTCTCCTTCAGGAGCGAACATATTTCTTATCAACATCATATATTCCCCTTTACATATCTCATTTCATTTCATCCACTCCTTGATCATTCTTTTAATTTTCTTTACTTCTGCCTCTATCGCATCAGGCGTGGTACCATCAATCCCATATTTATTTAATGTGTGCATCAGTAATATGAAAGCACAGATAGAAACAAATGTCCGATGTAGGATACACGCTACTCCTACAATAGGAATCATCAGGACTAAAAATATGAATTTCATTATGATTCCACTAAGCCAATGAGGCACTTAAAAGTCTCATCAGAGAACAGGGCGAATTTTTCACTTAATTCCATTGTATTTGTTTGTGCCAAGATAGAAGCAAGCATAACAGAGTTGATCATGAAAGATGCACCAATTTCATTACCTTCAAAGGGGATAGTCTTTGTGACAGACACACCAGTTTTTTCAATAAAGCATTCAATTTCTTCATCACATATATTGACCTCAAGGATTCGGAAGCTTTCCAAATGGCTATCAGTTATATTTCCAAGATCATGAGCTACATCTCTCAATCCATCAGGAAGATCAACAGATAGATCTGCTTCAAATGAATCAATTACCCTTGCAATATCAGGAAAGTCACCCTTTGTCATAATGAAAGAAAATACAGTATCAAATGAATCAATCATGTGTACCCACCCGCCTGAAATAATGTACTGAAGAGGGTCGAATTTAGTCAGGTTAGAAGCAGAGGAAGCGGGTATAAGCATTTTGTCCATTTCGACATCAAGTTCAATAAAAGTACATCTGTATCCATCTCCAGCAGTCATTGTATTGCCATTTGCAAGGATGCAGTTGAGATTCTGCATATCATCCGCATTTCTTGAAGCAGAATATTGACATAACTCTAATCCCATAATAAAGTTTTCAGGAACTTCCGCCCCCTTTTCATCATATAGATCATCAAGTTCAAACTTTCTGATTGCCTTGAGAGCGGCCTCTTCTTCTATATCAGTAGACAAAGCAGCACGTACATTATCAGAAACGATATGGAGTATCTCATCTTCGAGGGTGATTTCCATCTCTTTATCGTCAATAGATTTAACCACTTTGAGAAGATCTTGAGCAGGTACCGAACATTCAAAGTCAAGATCAACAGGAGTCGAGATAGATATCTTCCCATTGTAAGCAGCTAATAATCCATCACTGAAAATAAGGTGATTTGTCTGTTCAACCAGTCCCTTAGTATCTATAGCAGGGATCACTTTTTCAATTGTTTCTAGAAGTTCTTTCGTTTCCATTGTCTTCCTTTGTTTGAGTTTTCTTTTGAAATGCTAGAGATAATCCAAAATTACACAATAGTAGGTAATTGTGTTCTTCTTTAATATATTGTTTCCCTTGAAGAAAAGGGAGGATTGCATTACAGAAGTTATCATGATCTAATTCAAATGGTACAATTTCTCCAACTTCTTTTTCCCATACTTCTTTTGTTACAGCAGCGATTGGTACTTCAGGAACAGGATTGAACCAATCTACCATCACCATAGTGACAGGATGACCACCTGAAAAACAATACTTTTCGGGATATTGATCAGGCAGTTCAAATATTCTACAGAAGTTATTCCATCCATCCACTTGATATTTCACAAATTTCCTCCATTATTTAATTTCTTCACCACTTTTATTATTATATTCGCATCCTTTTCATAGAAAAACGTAGCAAGTCTGTTATATTCCCCGTGTTGTTTTAAGAGATATTCAGCAAGTTCTCTTTCATTCTCTTCTTTACTTGAGAAGTGAAAACCTCCTGCAAGAAACAAGATCATTGTAGTTCCTCTTTCATTTTGTTAATCTCAAATTCTAATTCTTCTTCAGAGATTCCACGCTCTTCGCATCTTTGTATAAATGCTGACCAGTTTTCTTCAACAAAATTTGTCATTGCTATGATCAGGTCTACTTGGTCATTGTCTAGTTTCAGCATATCTTACCGTTCCTATTCCATAAGAAGTGAGCCGTACTTGTACTGAAATTAAAAGTTTCAAGATAATCAAATATCCATATATTGACTGAAGAATCACATAATGCTTTTGAAAGGGCATGCTCTTTTGATTCAGCTATCTCAGTGTGAGTCATCAGCACACCAACATGATTTGTCCAAGATAAAGAGTAAACATCTCCTGTCTCTTCGAGGTAAACATTAGGACAATCACATGGACAGTCATCTAATGTTCCTTCCTGGCATTCTCCAGTACAAGTTAGTATCTTTACCAAAACATACTCCTTTGTCTAGGGTTAAAGGCCCAAGGCCATTCAGGAATAGCCTTCTCCATTTGCATATAAAAATCAATATTGAAAAAGTCTCTGAGTACACCATTAGATATAATACCATCTTCTATTACTTTTTCTACTAATTGGTGTGTTTTAGTCAAATATCTTTCCCCTTCTGCAAGGGTGTGTTTTAAAGGATCTTCAACTGCATAATATTCAACTTTTCCCCATTCAAAGCCTTGTTTTTTAACATAATTACGAATCCATTTCTGCTCATCTAGGGATATATTTGAAAAATGCCTACCTTCCGTTTGCTTTGCAGTAGATCTTTCTGTAATATATAAGGAATAAGGAGGTTTAAGGTAATCTAATTTGCCAGATCTATCTTTAGTGGGAATAATAATAATTCCATATCTGCCGTAGTGAATTCCTGAGGCAGTATCACAACTGAACCATGGATAGCGGGCCACAAGGAGAGGGGAAGCAAGGCCTAAACCATGTACTTTTACTTTAGGCATTCTATCAGGAGTATCGCAAATTACAGCAAAGCTGGAGTCTAAAAAAGCTCTTCTGGTATTCTCATGGGAACCAGATGCCATGCCTCCTAGAGCAATATAATCGTATTCAAGGCATCGATGAAGGTACTTAATGGGAGCATCAGCGTGAAAAATAGGAAGTGGAGTGAGTCCTGCTTTCTCCATGATCTTCTGATTTTCCCATGACTTCTCAGAACTACCAATCACATCAAGGTTCATATACAATTCTGCCTTGGTCTCCTTGATGTAATCAATATATTCATACACATCCACTTCAGTATTGTTCTGAAAAGCCGAAAATGCTCCGCTGTCTAATATGATTCTTGGCATTACACCCTCTTCGCTGTAATAGATAGGGACAAATCTATAGTCTTCATGTTTGTGATCATGAAGCCTTCCCCCTCAAGACGATACCTTGCCATTGCCTTTGTCCATATAGATTGATGTCCTATTCCTCCATGAATATAAGGAGCCATCCATATGAGTTCTAATCTTCTGAACTGACTCAACCAATCAATGGACATCTCATCATCTATCTTGTGATTTGCTATCAACTGTGCAATGTGTTCGAAATCAGGAACATTAATTTCCAGTATTCCTCCTATTTTCATACAACAGCGAAAGCAATACAGCATGTTCCCTATTGCATCTGGATGTATATGCTCAAGGACATCATGAGCCAGTACCATATTGAAGTGATCTACAGGGAATTCATGTGGATCAGTCCACAACCCTTTGTATAGCCATGCATTTTTCCCGAAACTCTTTGCTTTCATTGCAATAGTTTCACTCACACTTGTATCAATGTTTACAGTATCATCGTGTATTGTGTTGCCACATCCAAAGTTCATGTAAGTAGGCAATTTTCCCTCACTTCTGCTAATCAATTGTAAAGTCATTTAATGTTCTCCTTTATATATTGGTAAGCAGGAGAAGACAGGTCACATCCTTCCCATCCTACACATTGCTCAACCGCTAGTCTATGGGCTACTGCTTCATCAAAATCACTATAGTATCCAATATGAAATGTTTTATAATTGATTCTCAATTTAACACATCATTATTGTTTGGTGATATTTTCCAATAAAGATATCCTGTTTCGGAATTATAATCAAATAAGCTTCTTACCTGAAGATAAGATAAAGACATGATAGTGATCCCAAATCACTCTATTGTGAACTTGTGGAGATCCTCCACATTAAGTGCCTTATCGCACACGTAAAGATCGAACATGGGTTTGTTCAGGAGTATTCCATCGTATTTTACCCCATGTTTCTCTAACCACTTGATAGTGACTTTTAGATCCTCAGGAAGTCTTGCTGTCCAGATGATGATTTGGTGACCATCTTCTCTAATCTCATTTATTTGTCTGATCTTCTTTTTCCGAGGTGTTCTGTTCATGAATATCTTGTCACCAAATCCTTCAGTTTCTTTAGTAAGAGTACCATCCAGATCAACGTATATTACTGCCATTCCTTTTGTCCTTGTACGAATTTGATTATTGACCGACACCTTGCTTCATCATACTTCCACTGCAAAGCTCTGTTATAGTAGTGTCTCATGAGTAAATCATCTCTGAAATGTGTCTTGATATCATTTTCCCATAAGGCACAAGCCTTTCTGAAACAAGATGGACACATGCCACAATTTGCTTCTCCTGCATAACAAGAGACTGATATGCCCAACATCGCCTTTGCATCAGGAACATTTGCGAGAAACCATGCCACAATCTCAGCCTTAGTCATCCCCCAAAAAGGAGAGAGCACATTGATATCTTTCTTCGATGTAGCTGACAGTACTTCAGACATTAGGTTGAATGCTTTCGGGTTCTTATCTTCAACCATATCATCCTTCAGTCCTGCGATAACTACAGTAGATCCATAGTTACTTGCTATACTTGCAAAGAGTAGGTTACGGTGAGGAATGTAGGCATTATCTCCTTCTTGGATTTTAGATAGGGAAAGGGATCTATCAATAATGATTCCCTGATTGAGTCGTAGGGCTGAAGAAAGTTCTATTGTGGAATAATCAGTACAATGAAAAAAAACACTCTTTGGTTTCCCTAGGTAATGCCATGCTATTAAACTGTCAATTCCTCCTGAGAAGCAGAGTATCATTTCCTCAGATGCTCCGCCTCTCATTTCAGTTAAATTCCCTTCTTTGTATGTCATTTATCTTTCCTTATTCTGCGGATCTTTTTAGACAGATACCCACTCACACTGAACATTGTCCTGAGAAAGTAGGAAGTTCTTCTTTGGAACATATAATATTTAACAGCAGTCCATTGTCTGCCTAGATTCACCATTGTTTCAATTGACTTCAGAATCATATCAAGTATGTATTGGGTTTTAATCCATTTTTCCATTCCTTTATAGTGAAGATTTTCAGATTCTACTGTTGAGTAGTTCCATAGATCAACCATTACAACGTCTGTTGCGTTGTGATTCTGTGTTGCAATCATCGGTAACCTCTACTCACAAGGTGGAAGAACTCCTCCCTTGTGGATGTATTGATTTCAAATGCCCCTGTCATCAGAGAAGTATGAAGCATTGCATCTTTTTGTTTAATGCCCCGGCAACGCATGCATTGGTGCTTCCCTGAGATAAGCACTGCGACACCTTCAGGAGAAACAGTCTCAAAACACTTCAGGATGTCTGTAGTGAACGATTCTTGCAAGATAGGTCGCTTACCTAGTATCTCAGCAGAACGAGACAGCTTAGAGGCTCCTAAGACTTTTTCATCTTTTGAAGGAATGTATCCAATATCAACAGCGTAGGATACAGGAAGAAGATGATGTGGGCAGAGAGAGTAGACTGTGATACCAGTCTCAACTATCATCCCATTATATCCTTCAGAGGGAAAGGTAGTACTCAGGATCTTTTCGATTTCTCTTTCGAGATTATACAATCCATCACACTGTTCTTTGAAAGAACGCATCACTCTTGTTGGAGTGTCTTTAAAATTAGGATCATCTAACTGTATTCCTAATCCAGTTAAGAGCATAGAAATCGCTCGTGTTACTGTTTCTTCACTAAAAATAGGGGTTACCATAATTTCTCTCCTAAAAACAAATAGGGCAGAGTGTAACAAATACTCTGCCCTATATACTGGAATATATGTGATCTAATCAGGGCTTGCGATAGATCTCTTCCTTCACTTTGTAGTGGTCAAGGAGTTTGTCTCCCTTTTTGTTTTCTTTGAAAACAATAGTCAGTCCACAAGTATCACGAAGATATTTGATATGTGCCATAACACGAGGACGTTTGACACCGGCAGCTTCCATGATTTCTGCTACAGTACCACCTTCACGAAGGGATTCATCAAGGATACCAGTCTGTTTACCAGGGACATGATCATAACAGGAACGTTCAGCAGGTTCTTTCTTTTCAACAGGCTTTTTATCAGAAGCTTTCTTTTTTGCGGAAGCATCAGCTTTCTTTTTTGCAGCAGCATCAGCTTTCTTTTTTGCGGCAGCATCAGCTTTCTTTTCAACAGGCTTTTTATCGGTAGCTTTCTTTTCAGCAGTAGGCTTTTTCTTTTCACCAGCATCACCACCTTCAGCCTCCTTTGCTTCCTTTACTTCCATAATATCGTTGTAAATATTGACACAATCATCAGAGAGCTTTTCTTCCATGCCCTTATCTGAGGCTGTGTTAACGGCTGCAAGGAAGGTCTTTTCCATATTAACACGACTGATTCCGACTGTTCGGATTGTTGACACCCCTTTGATCTTCAGGGAATTAATTTCTTTAATTACGACTTTTAAGTCGGCTGTTTTTACTTCCGCCATCTTGTTTCTCCTTTTCTTTAGAATTAGTTTTAAGTGAGTTTTCTTTATCAGTTTTCGGCCTATCAAAATAAGCACTTTTACATTTTGGACAAAGTCTCACATCTTCCTTTCTTGGAATCCATTTATGCCCACATCTAAAACAATTCAATTTATGCACATGAACCTCAATGATCATCACCTCCATATATGTATTTGTTTTTGATTAAATAACCTATGCACCTCTCTATGTGTAACTGTTTGTATAATATAATACTATTCCTTATAGGGAATAAAATCAAGGAAAATTAATTAATTTATGTATCTGAATGTTAATAACTGCCTCAACCTTATTCACGATCAAATATCTCGCTACTTCTTCCGTAAAGGTGGTCATTTCATTTAACACACTATTGGGATATTGTACAGGAGAAATTGCCCAGTTGACATGAGTTCTTCTGTGACCCATAATAATAGAATGTGCTCTCACCAGTTGACCATTATCCTGAACAACAAATTTGACATAATCATTACTCCCAACATCATGTAGATAATCGACCTCCCTGACTTGTCCAAATTTATGATCTACTATGAAACTGACCAGTCTTGATTTTATGTCAGGAAGCTTATAAGTGCCATTTGTTTCTATCTGGATAGGAATCTTCTCATCCACACAATATTGAATGAGATCGGACACATCTCGTTGCAACAAAGGCTCCCCTCCTGTCAAAAGAACAGGAAGTTTGTATTTTTGAATGATTACCATAAGATCTTCGATTGAATAATCGTTCCCATAAGAAACATCTTGTGTTTCTGGAGCATCACAATAACTGCATTTTAAATTACATCCCTGAGTACGGATAATAAGACAAGGGTGCCCTTGTGGAATAACCACACCTACTTCACCACTGATAGTGGGATAAATTGAGTTGATTTTCATTTATGTAATTCTCTATTGAGTTCATTATAGATACCTATTCGAATTTCGTAATCAGGTTTAGATTCTTTACCAGAGTCTAAATGATTCTGACACATATTCTTGATCATTATTGCCTCCTGTCCTGATAGAACCAAGAATATAGTGACCTCTTTTTTGGAAGTAGCTTTAGCCATTTTTTACTGTCTCCTTGGAGATGACTATTGAAAATACTGTACCATCTTTCTCTTCATCTCCCATTAGAGTTATTTTATTGTTTGATCCTGCAACATCCATTGTACTTGCAATAAAGAATAGAAAGTCTTCCATGCATTGATCAAACCTCTTCGCATCAACTGTCTCGTGATTGTCAAGGAGAACCATAGCACCTACTACAGTCTTCTTGAAGTTATTTTGGGCATTGTTGTATTTCATTATCTTCTCTCAATCCTTTGATTAATCTTTCTACCTTCTTGATTGATCTCACCACATCAGACCTTGCTTCTACAAGGGTGGAGTTTCTATACATGCTTAGAATGCCTATTCTATCAAAGAGGGATAATTCAGCATCCAGATGGGATTTGATCAATTCTAATGTTTCTAAATCATTCATATCAATTTTCCTTTGAGAACAGGCAAGAATCCCAGTCTCCCAGTCTCCCAGTCTCTCAGCTTTACCCAACATTTAGGGATGTAACTCTCGCTTGCCCCTGATTATGGCCGTTATGGTCTAAAACTTTTCTTCGTATGAGCACACATCGCAGTATGACTTTCTGTCTTTTGGAGTGCCTAATGTTGCTGTGCCTTCTAAAGTTAGTGGGTAATGGCCACAATTAGGGCAAATAAGTTCTGGTTGCTTTATCAAGACCCTGCCACCATTCCTTAAAATATCTATCTCTCGGTCTTTCTGATCCAGTACTAACCTTACCAACTTTGCCGGAGCTGTACCCAATGGGCCATGCTTCTCAATCGCTAATTCAGACAAATCAAGTTCATTAACGACATCCTCAAGCATGTTTTCCAATTGCTCTTTTGACCAACAACTCATAAAAATCACATAACAAGCATATAAACACAGACCCACTCACACGCCCGTTCTCCAGTTATTTGTTTTAGGTTTCTGCCACGCTTAAAGTTTCTGGTTTGCCTGGGGCAGGAAGGTTATTTCAAACGTTATCTGTCATAAGAATAATTACCTTTCTGCATAGTTCCCTGTTAGGTTGCCTTACAATCAGCTCTTCTGCATTTTTCGGTAAAAATAGAGGTCAATTTATTTTTACTGTTGTTTAACCAGCCTTTTACCGATTCTTCACACAAACCGTTTTTTCTTAATGCAAGAACCTCCAGCGAAAACTCACGGAAATCCTTGACTGTTACTTTGCTCTTTGCGAGCACCTTTCTGTAATCTTCAACAAGCAACGCTTCCATCATCGGAGGGACGGTGTCATAAGTGCTTAATGCATGCACAAGTTCACCAATGTACACATTATTAAATTCCATAAAAACCTAACAAGGCAATTAACACAGACACCAAGCACGTCCGGGTTTTGCCACGTTCCTTATTGTTAAATGGTTTCTTGGTTGCTCCAAGTCTCCTGCTTTTAATGCTTGGTGCAGGTTATTACATCCGTTATCTGTCAGTACGCTCACATTTAGCATCTTTTCCGCAATGCTCGCAAGTTACCAGTTCGGAATCCTCTGGATCTTCGCACTCATCGTCGCATATTTCTCCACAGTAAGGGCAAGTCCAAACGTATCTTTCTTCTGTTGTTGCTACAAATGTTTTCATAAAAATCCTCAAAAATAATTAAAAGATAACAAGAAAATTAAGCGGAACACGGGCAGC